GTCATATCCATATAATCTGAGGATGTTAATTTTTTACCTAAAGCGTAAATTTTAAATTCAGTTATAATGTAATCGATTATTTTAACCATAAACCGTTGTTCGTCGTTTATTGAGCTACTTAATAAATCTTCCGTAGTCCCTTCCGTAATTTCTATTGTTTTTACCTTATCTCCCAACATTTATATTTCCTTCTTCTGTTATTAAATCCAAATCAATCTTTAATTTTCCATTTGTAAATCGATGTAAAAATGCTTGGGAGTTCATTGGTACATAACCTTTCTTAAACCAGTAATTTAAATTGTACTTTGCTAAACCGGTTTGTTTCCAAAAATTATATCTTGTACCAAAATGGTCTTTCACTTCTTGGGGCGTCATATCGTTACTCCTCATATTTTTTGAGAATAATAACATAAAACTATTGCCAGGGTAAAGGAATTGACCTATAATTATGTTTCAATTAATTCAGGAGAAAAAATATGAAACACAAAAAAGTGTATGAAGATGGAATACATGACATCTCTAACGATGAATATCATTCATCACATGGGTTTTCTAGAACACAGGTCATGTTAATCAATAAGAGTCCGTATCATTTCTGGTATGAAAATATTGCAGGTCTGGCAAGTGAGAAAGAAAAATCAGACGCCTTAGATTTGGGTTCGGCGGTACATACCATGCTACTTGAGCCTGAATTGTTTATGAAAACCTACGCAGTAATGCCATCAATAAACAGACGTACAACAAAAGGCAAAGAGGAGTATGCGTCCTTTATTCAAGAGCATGCAGATAAAATTGTCTTAACCCAAGAGCAATATAACAAAGCGTATGCAATGACTCACCATGTTCGTCAACATGATATTGTAAATACGTTGCTAGAGAATGCATTATTCGAGAAGTCAATCTATTGGACTGATGAAGAAACTGGGCTTCAATTTAAAGTACGCCCTGATATATGGTCTAACAAAATGATTGTTGATTTAAAAACAACAAAAGACTTAAATCCAATGTCATATTCATGTTCCGCGCATAAGTACGGATATTATCTACAATGCTGGATGTTTTTTGAAGCATGTGAGGCTATTGGAAAGCCAATTGATATGTTTGTACATTTAGTTATTGAAAAAGAAGAGCCCTATGTACCCGCTGTATTTGTAATGGGTGAAAAATCCATAAATTTTGGAAGGGAGCAATTTAATACTTATAAACGGAAAATTAAGGAGTGTATGGAAACTGATAAATGGCCAGCTTATAAAGTTCAGGAAATATAAATACCTAAATGCGCAACAATTAATAGTGACGAGGAATAATTAAATGACCGCTTTAAAAACAGATAAAAAAAGTATGATAACCGCAAATCAAAAAACAGTTGTTGGATTGTTAGAGCAAATGAAAGGTGAGATAGCACGTTGCTTGCCTAGACATTTAACGCCTGAGCGCATGACTCGAATTGCCATAACTGAATTGCGTAAAACCCCAAAACTTCAAGAATGTGACCCAATGAGCTTTATTGCAGCAATTATGCAAGCATCACAATTGGGATTAGAGCCTGGAATTATGGGCTCTTGTTACTTAATCCCATTTTACAATAGTAAGACTGGAAAGTATGAATGTACGTTTATGCCAGGTTATAGGGGGTTTTTGGATTTAGCCAGACGTTCAGGACAAATTGTGTCTTTAGTAGCGCGGGCTGTTTATGAAAATGATGAGTTCACGTATGAGTTTGGTTTAAAAGAAGACATTAAGCATAAGCCATGTATGGACAATAAAGGGAGTTTGGTTGCCGTTTATGCTGTTGCATTGCTTAAAGACGGAGGTTATCAATTTGATGTTATGAGCCGCGCTGAGGTTGAAACCATACGCAACACATCTAAGTCAAAAGATAGTGGCCCGTGGGTGACTAATTTTGAAGAAATGGCGAAAAAAACCGTATTAAGACGCTTATTTAAATGGCTTCCATGTAGCGTTGAAATGCAAAAAGCTGTTTCTTTGGATGAACAGCAAGAAATTGGGGCACAAAACATTAAAGCCGCAGCCTCCGAGGAATTCGATATAGATTTTGTAATCGATGGGGAATCCTATGAGTCACCTAAAGAAGAAAAGTTAATGAATCGAATTAACGAAGCTAAAAGCTCATCTAATGAAACAGGTGAGAGTGCTACAAAAAATGAGCTTGAAGAAATACATGCTCTATTAGCAGTAAAAGAAGGTGGGCCAAGTCGATTAAAATGGGCATTTGAACATTACAAGGTTGATGCACTTGCTGAATTAACTAGCGTTCAGGCTAAGGATTTTATCGGTATTTTGAGTAAGTGTGCTGATAAGGAGTAATAAATGGATTGCCCGGATTGCAATGGACTTGGTAGGCATGAAGATTGGTGGGGTTGTTCTGACCCCGCCTGTTGTGGAACAGATATGTGTTTTACCTGTGAAGGCTCGGGTGAAGTAGAAGAGGATTTTAATAAAGATGACCAAACATGAACGACGATGAAATAATATATTTATATTTAAAATTAAAGGAATGGGAAAATTCAGAGTTAACGCAAAGAAAATTTTGTGCAAAAAACAATATTAATTACATAAGATTTAATAATTTTAAATATACAATCAGAATGACCAAAAAATTAACATCTGATTTTATAAAAAAAATGGAACCAGCATTAAGCAATCACAAAAATGGTTTAAGTTTAAATAAATGCGCTAAAAAATGGAAAGTTAACAGAACTGACTTAGCAAATTACATTCGACATACATATTATCATCAATTGATTAATGAGTATGAAAATAAATCTAAAGTGGATCGGGATGGTGTTAGTATGAATTTTATACAAGTATCTAATAAAGAAATTGCGCACCAAGAAACGCATGAACCTGAACAGCAGATAATAAAAGAACAAAACGACCTAGAGATAATCATATCCAAAGGAATAAAAGTTAAAGTTAGCCCAAATATTGAACCAATAAAAATCATTAAGATAATAGAATTACTAAGGGATATATAAGATGTTGATACCGTATGAAAATAGAGCTGTATTTATAGCTTCAAAACCGATGGATTTAAGATTATCAATAGATGGATTGTCTCGATTCATTCAGCAAAAAAATGAAACCCACATCCACGACGGCAGTATTTACGTATTTTATAATACAAATCGAGATAAGATAAAATGCTTGTTCTGGGACGGAAACGGTTTTGTTCTATATTATAAGCGCCTAGACAAATGCAAATTTAAAGTACGCGAAATGCTTCACGAAGTTGAAAACATTTCTCCAGAGGAATTGGTAATTTTATTATCAGGATTTGAACCAAAGCAAATTGAACGACATCCATTAACTATTGAACATAAAAAGGAATTAAAAAATGACAGAATTAGAGCGGTTAGTTCAAAAAGCAAATGAACATAATGGTGTAATTATGATTCGGTTTAATCCAGCAGAAATAGGCGAACAATGGGGTATAAAATATTACCCAAAACATTATGAAGGTGCCCATTACTATGCTTATCATGATGATTTAAATACCGCATCACGAATGTTGATAGATGAATTGGAGGGATTTAAGATATGGTAAAAAAATTAATGGTTGGTATTTTACTGTTTTCATTTATATCCTGTGCTTTTGCTGGATATTCTGGTGGTGGACGATCAGGATATAGCGGTGGAGGCAGGAGTTATAGTTCATCAAGTTCGGGGCGTAGTGGTTATTCTAGGCCTAGCGCCCCAACTAGACCTTATGTTGCTCCTAGAACCTATGTATCACCCAGTGGTAATACGGTTGTTAATAACCACCATTATTCTGGTGGTGGGTATGGGTATATCCCAAGTTTTGGAGGTGGTTTTTTTAGTGGGTTATTGGGAGGTTACCTAGGAGGTTCGTTAGCAAATAATAATCATACTACGGTTGTAGCTGGTGCTCCGGTTATGTCTGGACAAGGCCCAATGATGGATGGTTCGCCTTATGCTATGGCATCTTATCAACCTGTAAGTAGTGGGCTCGGTACATTAGTGAATCTAGTTTTTTTGTTTTTTGGTATATTGGGAATTTTGGCCTTAATTAGATATTTAAGAAAATAACGTCTTCATGGGATTTAATATGGATATTCAGTATTGGATAAACGATAAATTGAAAGAAATAGCAGAAAAATTACCTAACCAAGTTCATGAAGACGCCGCCAGTTTTGCTTGTGGGTATAATGTGGGTTATAAACGGGCTGTATTAGAATTGCAGGATTTTTTAGATAAAGAGATTAAAACATGTACTATTATTTAAATGACGACCATACATATGAAGCATGTGATGCTATTAAGTGTAATGAGCAAATGATGAACATGAGAAAGCATTATACTAAACATGTTAAAGATGAAATAATAAATGGACATAGAGTTTCAACTGTTTGGTTAGGTATTGACCATGCTTATGAAGAGGGTCTTCCGCTTTTATTTGAAACTATGGTTTTTAATAAAGAAAATGGGTGGATTGAATTATATTGTGATAGATATTCTACTTGGAATGAGTCACTAGAGGGGCATAAAAAAGCTGTTGAATGGGTTTTGAATGGTGCAAAAAATGAAATGGATTGATGTTAATGAACGACCACCAAAAAAGTTACAAAAAGTATTATTTCATTGGATGATGGACGATTATTTAAAAAACATTTCAATGGGGTTTTTGGATGATAGGGGATGGTGTATTTATCTCCCTTATTCTTCTTACGGATTTAATGGGGAATTTGTTAAAGTAACCCACTGGGCAGAAATGCCGAATTATCCAGACTTTGACAAAGGATTGTCACTTGAAGCAACTCAGGGAATACCAAAAACAAGCAATTAAAGAATGCTGGGATGCGCTCATAAAAAACGATGATCCAGTGCTCTTAATGGCAAGCGTAGGAAGCGGAAAGAGCCTTATGCTTGCTGACATACTATTGAGGATGCAAAACCTCGGAAAGCGCGCTTTATGCCTTGTAAACAACGCCCAGCTAGTGAGAAATAACTGTGAAACATTTGTTTCACAAGGCGGAAAATCCTCTATTTACTGCGCTGCATTAAAATGCAAAGATTCAAGTGCTCCAATTGTATTTGGAACCCCTCAAACTGTATTAAATGGAATTAATAAAAATGAATCGATTGCAAAAATACAATTTAATCTCATTGTTGTTGATGAGGCCCATAGTATTAATTATCTTAACTCTCGCTCTGGTTTTATACGCATATTACGTCATTACAAGCAGTCTTACAGTGGTATGCGCGTGCTTGGGGCAACAGGAACAAACTTCCGATACAAAGGATTCTCAATTGTCGGAGATGAATGCCTCTTTAAATCGAAAGTGGGAAACATTAGTACAGAATACTTGATTGATAATGACTATCTTGTTAAGCCCGAATTTAAAATTGATGACCATTTACTATTGGATTTTTCACGAGTTAAGATAAAGCAAAATGGTACGTTTAATGAAAAGGAATTAGATTCTGTAATTAATAAAAGTCATGAAACTACTAAGGCAATATGTGAGCAAATAGTCCATATAATGACGCAACAAAATCGATTTGGTGTGTTTATATTTGCTACAAATAAAAGCCATGCTAATGAAATTTTATCGTATTTACCTAAGAATGAATCAGCAATAATTTTAGGGGAAACCAAGGAAGATGAAAGAGAAGGCATCATCGAAAGGGCTAGGGAAGGGAAAATTAAATATCTTGTCAATATTGCAATTATTAGTGTTGGAATTGATATTCCTGCTTATGATACTGTTTCTTATTTACGTCCTACCGAGAGCCTTGTTTTACTCATCCAAACTATGGGACGCGCATTGCGATTATCCAATGGAACAGGAAAAGAAAACGCCTTAATTCTGGATTTTGCAGGTAATGTTCAACGACATCGTGATTGGGATAATCCGGTTTTACTCGATGCTTTGAAAGAGGCTGATAAAGACAAAGAGTACAACATTGAATGCCCAGAATGTCATTCAATGAATACTGAGCACAGTAGAAGATGTATCGGTGACCAAAATACTACTGAGCGCTGCAAATACTACTTCATATTTAAAGATTGCCCAAATTCAAAATGTGGTGTAAAAAATGATATTACAGCTCGAATATGTAGGTCATGTAAAACCGAATTAATTAATCCAGATGATAAACTAAGTATCAAAGGGATTGAAGACGAGCTAAAAGAGTACAAAGTTGTAAAAACATCTTATGGAGTGAGTGAAACGCGAAATGGATTTCGCATTAATCTACTGTATAAATGCATCAATGATAAAGGCAAGCCAATAACGTTTTATGAATACTACAGCCCGATAAATGACCTGGCAAAACGCGTTTTTTATGGGCAATTTATCAAAAAACATTGTATTGAATCTTCTAAATGGTACAATCTCATCGGAATACGCTCAAAAATGGAGCAAATGCTTAAACAGGCGAATTGGCCTCATACTATTTTTATAAAACATGAGCATAAAGGGTACAAGATTAAGAAAAAGGTTTTTTAGAAATGCGCAAGCCCCCTGAAGGTTATTGAGCCAGCAGCCCTCTGGTGCGCGAATGGGCAATTTTAAGGATAATTATTAATGAATGATTTTACTAAGGAAGAGTTAGAATCTATATCAAATTGGGGTGAGTGTTATACGGAATTTGGAAATTCTTGGTGTGATAAAATAGAAAGACCGCTTATTAATAAAATCCAAGCTATGATCGATAATTATAGTGAAATTTGTGAAAAAATATGGCCTGTTAATATGATTAAACCATGTCCAGAATGCAAAAGGTTTCATGATGAATGAGTTTACCAAGGAAGAATTGGAATTAATCGGTGAATGTGTTGAAGCAGATTTTTATCATAGTAATTGGTCTAAAAGTATGTATGAGCCATTAATGAATAAAATCCAATCCATGATTGATGACTATTGTCATCATGAATGGATAACTATTTTACAAGCACAAAATGGTGAAAATATCATTGATAAATGTGCTAAATGTACTAAATTAAGGTTCTCGGATGAATGATTTTACGAAAGAGGAGTTAATTGATATCAATGTTATATTATGCGTATGGATTGCAAAGTTTAACCATCCACATGATAAAGAAACTTTTAAGATTCAAGAAAAAATCCAATCCATGATAGAAAATTATTGCGATCATGAATTAATTTGTAAATTAACAACAACCGAATCTAAAATTATATGCTCTAAATGCAAACGAGAATTTTGATGATGAATGAGTTTACGAAGGAAGAATTGGAAGAAATAGCTGGAGTTATTTCTTCTCATATTAATTCACATAAAGATAATGATACTCGTATTTTATTAATACCTATAATCAAAAAATTAGAAGAAATAATTGATAACTATTGCGAGCATAAAAATGCTGGACAAGATTATAGTTGTAATCGCTGTTGGGATTGTCATTACTGTTGGTAAATTATTATTTCTTAATCAATAAATCTAATTTATCATGCAACTCCTGAATCTCTAAATCCAATTTCAAATTCAAAGCATGGTCACGCAAATCACGCTTCCTGTCTATGTTGCTAATACGATTCTGCGACATCAACACAAAGGGAACCTGTACAACAGCCATAAATGATAATACCAAATTCAAACCAATAAAGGGTGCTGGATCAAACGCATAAATACACATGTTAAATACTATCCATGAGAAAAAGAAGAAATTAAATGAGAAAATGAATATCCAGCTGCCCCCAAATTCAGCGACGTTATCAGCCATACGTTCGGCTAAATTAGGTTTGTCTGCGTATATTTCAGATTTAATCTTTTTGTCTACTTTTTTGATAAGCTCATGTTCGTGTTGTTCATCAATCATGATTTTCTCAATAATTGTGATGTACAATTCTCTGATTTCTTAAAGATGAATTCTGATTTTTTTCTATTCCCATTTCATAATCATAGCAGCAACATGAGGGAAGAAAAAACAAAATTACTGTGGTTATGAGAATAATTCCCATTACGAGATTTAGATTTGGGTTTATCATAAAACTTCCTTGTCCTTTATTTTATTGTCGATTTGTATTCTAATTCGATATTGGTTATTTAGGTAGGATTTAATAATGTCACATGATGATATTGTAGTAATTTGTAGTTGTATTAAATTTTGCTGTGTATTCTTAAGTCTTGCTTGGGTGATGAAATGATAATAATAAGTGATAAAACAACCTTGGGTCTTTCACCAAGACACGAATGGCTTAAAAATCGAACGAAAGATGTTGTTAATGCACTTTTACAATTAGAAAAAATTGAAGACTGGGACACATACAGAAAAACTGCACTTGATTTATCTAAAGAACTGAATTATGCCTGTGTAGAATGGGGAAGGTATTGTAATGATAATAAATGAAAAATCCACTATATGCTCCACTTTATTGGAGCATCAATTTTATGAGCGTAGATTTTTAGGATTAAGTTTTTATCAATGTAAATTATGTAAAAAAAGAATTTTATTAAATAATTTGATTCAAATTAAATTTCTACGGGATGCGAGTCTTCGTCATGTAGAGAATCAATTACTTAGTGAGAAATTTTTAATTTTACAGATGAATGATAGGGAAATAGAAAATAATGATTATAATAAATGAAAAGCAAATTTTAGCCAATTGCCTCGATGGATTATTATTAGCCATTGAATCTATAGAAGATATAAAAGATGTCGATAGTGATTTAATGCAATGGTCTGAGCAGATAAGCTTATTATATGATGAAATTTTAATGAGGTTTGAAAATTGATAATCAGTGAAAAGCAAATAATGCAGTTGATAACATTATTAAGGCAAAATATGGCGATATTAACTGTTTTAGATCATAGACAAATTAAGGAATTATACAATAATTGCGAAAATATTTTGGTCGATATTGTCAATCAACAATCTGAAGAATTAAAGGTGGTTGAATGAGTATCATTATAACGAAGGTTTTTTCCCCAACTTTTTTGAATTTATGAAATGAATTTCTTTTTTATGGTAATTGGTTGGCTCTCTTCTATTTAATTTAAAATTTTCCTGATCAATTTGCTCATGTACTTCAAAATGACAATTAATACATAATAATTGGCATTTATCTAATTCAATTACCAATTTATCCCATGATTTACATAATCCAGTTCCACTCAGCTCATATTCCTTAAACAAAGGGTTTTTATGATGAAATGTTAACGAAACAATTGATTTTTTATATCCACATAATTCACATGCACCACCTTTGTAATCAATGGCCTTCTGTTTTCTTTTCTTCCTATATTTAGTTGAGTAATCTACCGCGCAAGAACAGCATTTCCATTTTTTTACCTTAATACCGGATTCAACATGTTCGCATTCACCATGCTTATTGCAATACAAAAATTTTGTTTCTAGTATACGCTTAGGCCCATGTTTCTTCATATCAAATCTAATTTTTAATCTGATTTGAATTATATCATACTTACTATATCCGATAAGAAAAATAATCAGACCTAAAAGCCATAAAATTCACTAAGTTCTTGTTAAATAATAATTAATGTATTTTATACCCTACCATTAAAATAGCTCATAAATTATACTAACAATGTGAGCAATAATTATACCAATAAATAGTATTAATATTGTATTGAGAGAACAAATTCATTCCTCTTCATCATCCTTGTTCCTGGATTTTACTTTTCCACGCTTTTTCTCAAGCAATTTCAAAAACTCCTCTTGAGTTTCTTTGTCTTCGAACAAAATCTTAGCAAGTTCACGAAATGCACAACCAATCCCATAAAGTCTGGTTTGTATTGCGCTGATTGTTTTCTTTATGCTTCCAAAATCTGAAACGTCACTTCCGGTACATAATGAACCTTTAATAATTCCATTTCCTGGATTTATTCGACGTTCTTTAATGTCTACAAGAGTCTGGGCATTAATCCCATATGTTTGCATGATTTCATGGTCTGGGAATTTCTTTTGAATTGCAGTTTGTATTTTTTTTAAATCATCGCGGAATACTTCTTGATTATAATTTTCACCAATTTGATTTTTTCGCCATTCGGATTGAATGAGTTTTTTATTTGGAGGGTTAGGCTTCCAGTTATCGAGGGTTATTTCTTCTTTGTCAATTTCATTCTTATTCATCCTTTATCCCTATCATAATTCCTTAAATAACACTTAATTACTTCTTGGGCCGTTTCCAGTCCCCAAACAGCAACTGCGAAATAACCTCTTTGATTTTTTTTATGAATAAACGCAATTTGATCATCAGATAATTTCCCTTTTGATGTTTTTAATTCAATCCATAATCCATGGTATCCATCTGCACTAATTCCTAAAAAAATATCAGATACGCCTGGAGTAACTCCCATGCGCTTTAAATGAAGTCCTTGTTGGAAGGAGCATTTTCGCTCATTAGCAAAATGATGTATATCGTCTGATAATTCGGGCCATTCATATTTGAACCAATTAATTAGATTAATTTGTAATATTTGTTCTTCTTTTAATGACATCCAAATCCTTTTAGATGGTGACAAGTGTAGTCATTTCAGACTAAGAGAAGTTTCCGCCGCAACTCATGCCCAGGTCTCGGACTTCTCAGAATATGGCTCAGGGCTTAAAAGTTTTGTCTCCGTTTTCTGGTTCACTTGTCATAAACTTTTATTTACCATCTCGAATCAACTTAGCAATATCAACAGCCCTTCTACCAACCTTATTAGCCCATAAACTATTTAAAGATGCATCAGCCGCAAGATTATAATCTTTCTTTTTAAGCGATGTAATCATCTCATGAAATTCTAAAAGTTTTTCAATTCCAATATTAAAATTCATGTTAATTAAGGCGAATTTAACTCCTTGTGGTTGGATGGTGTACCAATCTTGATTTTCCAATTCTTTTACTGTTCTATCATAGTCATTTTTGAACATTAATTGAGCTTCATCAAGATTAATTCCATTATCGAGATTTCTGCCATACCCTATCTTTACATTCCCTATTGTATCCATATACGGGTGATACTTCACCACTTCACATTGCTTTATCCAGTTTTGCAAATCCAGTTCCGTCATATTCCATTCCATAAGGAAGCCCCCTCAGGGGCTCAAAATATCAATTACAATACCACATAGCTGATTAAAATTGTACCATTAAGCGCAGTAGCCGCGGTATTGTTGTAAATTGTCATTGTAGCGGTTCCAGAGTCAGGAGCAACTTTTATTGTAATATTTTCAGTAGTATTTGTTCCACCTGCAAGTGTTACAACTACAGAAGACGTAGAAGTGATTAATGTATTTGTCCATGTAATGGCATAGCTAGAGCCACCAGCAGTTGATAATGAGGAGGTTGTTATAAGACCAGCATTCCCGCTTGCCGTTACTGCATTTGCTGCTTCTGTTCCATTGGCTTTTACTAAAATTATTTGACCTGAACCGGACATGGTATTTACAGCTGTCGTCTGCATAACCGCGCTTGCTGCAATTCCTGCATCAGCAACCAATCCAACGGTGCCGCTTGCTTTGACTAGATTGTTATTTACTAAAGCAGCTGGTGCTAAAACAAAATCAGCAGTTGCACCCGCTGGGTCTGGAATACTTATAACACTGGCTTGACCCATAGCAGCATTTGAAACAGTAGTGTTTGTATTTCCAGTGTTGGCGACTGCCTTAAATATTAAACTACCTTTCGAAGCAGTACCTGGAAATGAAATAAATTTACCAGCAGTTCCTGAAGCTCCAGCTTGAATGTCACCTAGAACAATAAATGGTACTGGAACATCTACCGCAGGAGCAACTAATGACCACACGCCAGAATTATTTTGAAGTTGCAATATGTATAATACAGGTGCAGTACCAATTCCAGGGGAGGTTTTAGTAGCCACTAAAGCCATCATATTTCGTTGTAATGAATTGACATATTCACTTGCAGCACCATTTAAATATCCGGCAGTTGTAACAGCGGCAATGGTATCGTTCGTTTCTATATATACCCAGCTTGGGGTTCGATTTGAAACACCAGTTTGTCCTATTTGTATTGATTTGATTGGCATGATAAATCCTTTTATTATTCTAATAAACTATTAGGCGAATTCCCAGACAATGATAATTCCAGTTGCTCCTGTACCACCCGCGGCAGTTGACGCACTCCCTTGTCCTGCACCTCCTGATCCTCCACCACCATATCCAGTACCAGAAAATCCATTTGTTATACCACCATTAATTGCCGGTTGTTGCGTTCCATTTGATAAATAAGTTGCAATTCCACCCACTCCACCCAAAGCTATTGCTTGAGTTGTGCTATAAAATCCTGGATTTCCTTGGCCTCCAACTACATTTATATCTCCATTTGTAGAAGTGCCACCAGCAACAGGTAATCCAGTGAAGGTACTAACAGTAAAGTTTGCAGAACCGCTTCCCCCAGCTCCACCACCGGCACTAAGGGAACCTCCAGACCAAGTGCTAGCAGTTCCAGCAGATCCGGCATTATTTCCTGTGGTTCCTCCAGCTCCTCCAGGCCCGACAGTATATGTATAGGTTCCTGCGGCTGATGCAATATATTTTCTTAAATATCCACCACCACCACCACCCCCACCTCCAGCTCCTCCGGTTGCTGTAGAGGCTACACCACCACCACCTCCACCGCCGCCAATCATTTCAACTAGAATTGAAGTGACATTTGCAGGTTTCGTATAAGTAGCAGCCGTTCCAGAGGTAAAAATCTGAAAACTTTTCAACCCCCCAGTATTAGTTAGATTAGTTCCATTACCTGAAGACGGAGTGCCTAATACGGGAGTAACCAATGTTGGGCTGTTTGAACCAACAAAACTACCTGTCCCGGTCTGTCCTGATAACGAGGTATTTACGTTATTATTCGTAGCCATTTCATATCCTTATGCAATAGTTAAATTGCCCCAGCCAGCGATAGCAACAAAAGTTGTATTTGCGGTGACACAAACAATAGTTACTGAGTCATATTGATTTGTACTTGTAGCACTACCAGCGCTAGAGCTTGCACTACTTCCAAAATGACAAGTTTGCCCTGTATTCATTTGCAAAATCCATCCGGCAGCGCCTTTACCAGCTATCGCGAATACTGAGCCTTCCGCAGCTGTTGCAGGCAATGTCACAGTAGTTTGTCCCGCATTTGAAATAATATATCCATTATTTATTACCGCAGCTTGTGTGGTTCCCGAAACATCATTCCAAACTAAAGAACCTACACCCGTACTTGCAATGGTAATACTACCTGCACCATTGGTAACTGATACGCCAGTTCCTGCGGTAATAGTCGCTGCTACGCCATTATTACCTGAGCCACCAATAGCTATTTGTCCGTTAGAAACTAATTGGGGCTGGTTTATTGAATTATTAGTAGCCATTCTTGTATATCCTTATACAATAGTTAAATTTCCCTGAGGCCCAGAAAATGTAGTCCACAACGTATTTGCGGTAATACAAATTAAATATATCGCGTCGCTTTTATTCGTTGATGCAATACTGCCTGTTGTTGCGGTAGTTTCAGAACTTCCAACAATTACTTGTTGTCCTACTCCCATATCCAATAACCATCCACCCGCACCCTGGCCAACAATCGAAAGAAAATCCCCAACAGCGGCCAAAGCAGGCAAAGTAAATGTTACTAATGTACCGCGATTCGCAATATAAATAACATTTGTACTCATAGATTGAGTTGCCGCAGTGACCACTACGACTTGATTGTCAAATACCGGCGCATTTAGCTGTACGTTAACGCCACCTCTTAGACCTACTACAATATCCCCAGACTGTATATTTCCTCCAGACGGGAAGGCACTCCATTTAATATCTGCCATGTGATCACTCCGTAATCATCAAATTATTTCCTGTTTCGGTTTGCATGAAAATACCTGTCTCAGTAATCATATATTCACTTCCAGGAGGTGGAACCACATATGATTCATTCGAACTTTCATTAAAAGGACTTTCAATCAAAGGGTCTTTGTTAGTTAAATTAATTCCTAAAACCCTATTTAAGATTCCCATTAGGTCAATCCTGCATAATTATTAACTACCTGCAATTCAATACATATAAAGGGGCTTGTTGCATCTGAAGTTATAAAGCTGATAACTGAACCACCTTTGACCATTCTACCGGCAGGGTTTAATACTGAAGTAAATAAACCAATAGTCCCTCCTGGAACGGTTGCTGTGCCTGAAAAATCAACCCATACATTAGTTCCTGGGCTATAGGTGAATATAGCAAGCCAATATTGGAAATTAGCGGGAACCGTAAAATGTTGTTCTGCGTTCGCTGTTAAAGATGCAGCATAAATATCGTAAGTTGGAATTAAACCAAATGCGTTATATCCGTTAATATCTCGCGTCATGCATAATTTTGTAGACATAAATATACACTCCCTGTGTATTTATTTTTAAACCTTTCCGAGTCTTGCGTCTGCTATGTAATGAAAATATATTCCAGCACTATTATTATTCGTTCCGTTCAGTGTTGTTTGACTATCTAAAGCCGCAATATTAGCAGGTAAATAATTAGCGTTATTATATCCTACTGTAGCATTCCAAGTTGATACGGCAGGCTCCGCAGTAGTAATTGTAAAAACATTACCTGGTGCTGTGAATATCAAATTCGATTGAACTTTATTTATGGTTCCTCCTTTACTATATAAAGTAACAGTAGGAGAGACTCTTTTAACTACGTTGAAATCTATTGTGAATGGGGTAGGAAATACATAGACCGTATTTGTACTGTAAAAACTTGATTGTTCAATAAAAAGAGCACCAGTTGCATTCGATGTTCCTACCGCAGTGGGTGAATTATAGCTTGTCTCATAATAATACTGACATTCTCTAAAAACTTCATCTTCAGTCTGGGGAGCGGGTCTTGTAGCAATTTGTCCAGGCACACACGAGATTGAATTTACCACGGTTGATGTACCAACGGTAGGTGTTACAAAAGTAACAACAATAGCAAAATTTTGTGTGGTTGCCATTCCAAAATTTGCAATGCCATTCCATCCAGTAAATGGTAAATCTGTAAGTGTATTAAAATTTAATAGCGAATTATTTGAAAAACCTAATGCCTGAGGTATAGGAGCCCATCCGCTACCACCTGGTCCTAAAGTAAATTGACCGGTTGCTGCATTCGTTATTGTTCCTATTGTTGGATTACCACTTGATAATAAAGGAATCGTACCATTTGTAGTGGAATAATAAAGAAATACACTGACTTTTACGTCAGATGCACCCAAAGAATATGCGTTTATATTTACTGAAAGCTGCGAAAGGGTGGTTTTTACCGCTTCAGGTCCAGATAAATATTGAAGCATGTAAAAACATTCATTGGGATTTTGATTGACTAATAACATAGCTCCAGTTGTATTTAATGTAGACACTGCAACTTGACCTACCACGCTTGCCATTATTGTTTGATCCCAAATATATTGAGGTGTGGTCGTAACGTCTGTAATACCAAATTGCTGGGGGTTTAGTGGAAAATCCCAACCTGTAAGAAGACTTGGAATAGGTTTAAAATTTAAAGGAGGACGATAATAGGCAAATAATCCAGAAACTTGCTCTTCTTGCGTTTCTTGCAAATAATCTACACTCTGCTGCGCATTAGCAACACCACATAATTGGATACATGAAATTTGTATTGAAGTATTTGCAGGAATAACTATAGTTATATCGACAAAACCACTTCCCCCACCTGGGTTTGCAATTTGAACGGCAGTAGAGTTAAAAATTCTGGTGAAATTTGCCGATGTTGTCGTACCCGTGCAAATTTGTTGAATTGTTCCGGTAATTGAAGCGGTGTAATTCATTGTTAATGGGATATTACCACCCGTTAGACTTTGTGCAATAAATGTTCCCGATACAAAACCGCTATCAGTGAGGTTCATTGCTAATATTCTGGGACCAAGCAAGCGCTGTCTTAATATAAGCGGTTGCGTATATCCGGTGGACGCAATACCTAAAGCTGAATACGGATTACCCGGTGCGGTACTATCAATTATCACTTTTTGATAAACACTAAATTGACCGGTTCCAGTAGTTATTATACTCCAATCTGGTGCTATTTCTGTTGAAACATTGACCCCTGATGTATTGATATTAAATGGAACAAATTGCGTGGACGATGTAGGAAAATCAACCAGTACAAATTGACCATTTTGTATAACATTACCTGTGGTATCTGCAATATTTATGGGTGATGCACCCTGACTTACCCCAGGCCAATTTGGAATATCAAATTGAAAAACGCCAGTTGAACTATATACCGTAATGTAATAGTTTTTAGCTGTTGTAGAAGGAGGCATGTCATTAGGTGAACCAGTAAACGGCCACAAATAAACTGCAATGTTGCCACCCGAACTATCAATGTATGAACCAATTCCAGAAAGCGTCAAAACAGGGCCCAATAAAACATAAGTATACGAACCAGGGCCTGTACCAGTTAAAGTATAGACATCCTTTGGTATTGTTCGGTTTGCGTCTTCCCAGAAATAGACCTTTCCATTAGTTAGGAAGGTCTGCAATGTTTTATCAAAAATCACCTGCTGGAGCGGCGGCATGATTACAGCGGCATTCAAAGCCATACGGTGTCCTTACCGTTTTGTATTATGTAATTCTACTCTTTATTTTTGGGTTGGCAAAGTGTTGTACTTAGCAATACCCATTTTCTATTAACCATAAATAAGTAGTCTGTAACTTATCTGTAATTGGAAGAGCATTTTTTAAATAATATGCTACATCATTCTTTTCTTCTTGAGTTGGTTCAAATAAATTATCTATGTCTTTCTTATTGTCTTTATATATATTGTTTATCCGTATACCCAATTTGTCCGTCCGTAAATCCCCAATTTGTCCGTCCGTTAAAGACAAATTGTCCGTGCGTTGTTTTAAACCACCCTCAATTTGTCCGTGCGTTAAATTTATACTATAAATTGGAATTGATTTTGAATTCGGTGCTAATTTTCCCGTATAAGACAAATATTTTTTATCACGTAATTCTTTTAATGCGCGTTCTATCGTTTTAATACTACAAGAACAATCCAAGGATAATCGTTTAATTTCGGAATAAACCTCATGAAATTGATTTGCTCTAAAACATAAAACAGTTAATAAGAATTTAGCTGATTGGGTTAAATCTTGAATTGATAAAACACTAGTTGTTAATTCGATACTCATTAGATATAATATTCCTGTAGTCCTGTTAGTTGTATAAGCCGGTAGGGTTGGCGCCCGTTGACCCGGCTTTATTTTTTACATTTTACTCAATCTTTTCTGCGTTTACCAATGAGTTCTAATTCTAAAGGTTTTTGTTCTGTATCATTACCAGACAATCCTTGTTGAACTGCCATTCCTTTAGGTAAAGAATTCTTAGGTAATTCAATTTGTTTATTTTTAATCATGGCATTCACTAATTTTTCTCTATATTTTGGTGAAGTTAATAATTTTGTTGCTCCTTTTCCGGCTAATCCAGAGGCCAAGAGAGTTCCTGCAAATCCTGGTAAACTTCCAGTCAAACCTCCTGTAATCAAAGTCCCAATGTGGCTTAATAATGTGGTATTCCTTGCTCCAGTTTTTGGATTAAACATTAAATTAAACCCTTCTTTGTTTTTATTAACTAAATCCATATAATTTTTAAATTCATTCGCTGTTGCTGTATCTCCAAATAAAGCTTTACGTTGATTTTTGCCTAAATTATGATAAAGTGTACTTAATTTAAGCGGGTTCAACTTCCCGTCATTATCAATTGCTCGAGAGAAATATGACGCTGCTAGAAGGTTTTTTGTTCCATTTGGTTCTTGAAGCAGCCCTTTTGATAATTTTGTCAAAAGGGTAGCTCTATCATTTTTACCGCCCTTAATAAAATGACTTATTATTAAATCTGGATCACCTCCTTGTTTAATAAATTTTCTAATATCAGGGTCTTCATATGGTGCATATTCATTTTTATAAAATTGCATTGCATCTTTGTGCGCTTTTTTAAGTTGTTCGCTTGATGAATGTTTAATTGCTTGATCAACATCTTTTTCTAAAGCTTGTTTTAATTTTTGATAAATTGAACCCTTTGGCTTTTCACCTTTTATAAAAGCCTCATGCGCCATTTCACCTATTTTACCTCTTAAAATATCTGTATTTTTAAGAGAATAATTGTTTTTATTTTCAATTCTTTTGCCCGTAATAGGACTAAATTCCCCGGGATGCATGGTTTTCGGTAAATTAACTGATGATTTTTCATTAAACTCTATTGGCTTTATAGGTTCACCGGTAATTGGATCTAATTCTTCTTTTATTTTTTTACCTGATATATTTGAATTTCCTTCGTATGTTTTTTTACCTTTAGAGGATAAATTAGCCTCTTTCAAACCGTTGAATGCGATATCTTTTATTAACTTAATATCGGATGGATTTGTAAATTTAGATAAATCAGGATCAGATTCAATTTGATGTAAGATTTCTTTGGCTGCATTTCTTAAATTACTTCTATCTGTAGTTACTTTTGCTTCTTTAGCAAAATCATTCACCTTTGAAAATTTTTCATTTTTCACTTTCTCAATATCTTTTGCTGATTGCTTTAAAGCTTCTTGTATTTTTATCCCATAATCTTCAGGTTGAGTTTTTCCAGAAATTTTAGTTAATAATTCATCGCCTTTCTTCAATATATTTGATGTATTACGTTGCATTGTTTTTTCGGAACCAGAGCCCAATACATGAGGCAATACATTTTCATATAAGCGTTTTAATGAAGGACTTTCAATTATTTCGCCTAAGTTGGTTTCAGTTCCTTTAGTTAATTCAAGATTTTTTGCCAACTCTTCAGGTGATAATTCTCCTCTTAATATTTGCGAAGGTCTAAGTGCATTGATTCCTTTCTCAATACCTTTCCCAATTGCACTACCGGCCAAACTACCTAATCCACCCTCAGCAGCACCAACCAAAGGATTTTGATTTTGTGTTACCCCAAAAGCTGCTTGTGGAACAGCTTGAGAAGCTGCCTCACCTAAAAACCCACCAACTTTAGGAATTGATGAAATTGTCTCTCCTGCACGGCCCAAATTTGCTCCAGGTAAAGCGAATGCTGGCGCATATTGAGCTAAACCACGGATTAACTTATCAGATAGTGTAGCGGGTTCCTTGGCTCCGAATGCTTGAGTATAGTCATATTCAGGTGGTGCAAAATTTGGTACATATTCTCCAGCGCCCACTAAATTGGCAAGATTATGAGGTGTGTTTGCTATATTTCTGCCGCCTTCTGCTAATCCTATAGCTAAATTTCTTGGTATTTTTTCGACAAATTGATTAAATTCTCCGGCTGAATTGCCAAGTCTAGTTAATAAAGAATCATCTTGTGATTCATCGCCATTCAATTGAGCCAATAAATTTGGATCAACTACTTTCATTTTTGATTTTTTATTAAGTTGTTCGATAATTGATGGATCGTTAACTTTAGAGTAACTCATACCATTCCCCATCCACTTTCATATAGGTTTTACCATTTAATTCTTTGGTTTCATGAACAGAATTATTATTTCCTTTGGGAGCATTTCTATAAACATCATTACCCTGTAACGCATCTCGATATGTTTGTGTTTCTTGATGCACGATAGATTTAAATTGATTAAAGTTCTGTTTAGCAACTTTAGGATTTAATTTCCATGAAGCTGGATTGGTAAGTTCGCCTAATTTTTCCTGAATACTTGGAGTAATAGAATCACCATAAAATTGCCTAACTTGTTTTGCTAATAATTTCGTAGCAGTCAAAGACTTTTGATATGCTTCATATTTCTTTTCTTCTCCACCACTCAAAGATTTGCCTTCAGCTATTTTTTTCTCTAATCCGCCAGCAATACCGCTATATTGTGTTAAATCATCTACATTTATATTGTCCAAAGTTTTATCTAGGTTAGTGGCGTATAATAATTTTTTTCTGGTATCTACATCACTACTAAGTTTTTGTCGCGCAAGTTTATATTGTCCACTTAAACTTTGTTGCTGATCTTTGTTTAATCTCACTTGACCATTTGAACCAGGCAAAAATCCTTGTTGAACTTCTTGTTCTTCTTGCTGTAGCTTTGCAAGTTGAGTCGAAGCTTTTTTTGGAGCCATTTGAATCAAAGATTTTCTATAATCATTCAATGCATCTGCTTGTTGTAATTTATTCTGATATAATTTTTGAGCTACCTCTTTAGGGTCTTGACCTGTTAATTGAGCAATACCTAATGCTTCTTGAGCTATACCAGTTAAATTTCCTCCATAAGGTTGATTCGCTAATTGCTCCGCTCTTGAAGTCTGTGCTTGTATTAATTTTTGTCTATATGGAAGCAGCCCCATTTCGGCTTCAATATTTCTTGTTTGAGCACCTAAATGTCCTATTCCTGCTTGTTTATATTTTAAGTTTGCTAATTCTTGCTCAGGAGCATATTGTGCCTTTGCCTCATTAATCTTATTAGCAAGTTCTTGGCTTCTAATCTGTTCTTGCATTTGTTGCGGTTTAAATCGAGCCTCCTGAATCGCATTAGCATTCTGCAAACCAGAACGAAGCGAACCTGCAAGGTCAACTCCTCCAAATCCTCCAGTTTCAGCAGCATTCAATCTTCTAAATTGTGGATAATTAATAGGCATGATTCATCCTTAACCGTAAGATCGGTTGGGTAGAAGGTTTGGTTGACTAGAACCTGGTTTACCAAGATATGAGCCACCTAAAGTTCCACCCAGACTAATCAGGTTGTTGAACATTCCTGTTCTATTTGCATTTTGTCCAGCCTGACCCTCATAAGCCAATTGACCTTGTTGCGCCAAATTAGAGCCCAAAATATCTCCATAACCTAACGAAGCCTGGAATCCTTGTTGTCCTAATCCTTGTTGACCTTGCAATCCGACTCCATACAATCCCAAAATGTGATTGATATAATCATTAAAATCCTGAGAGGCGATGTCATTACCAATTTGCATGTTTTGTTGTTCATGTTGAGGAGAGCCCGCCATACCACCAGCAGCAGCTGCATTCCCAGCCGCTTGCAAGGCTTGATTTAATTTAAATTGATAACCAGGTGATTGCTTATAGCCTTGACCAAACTGGGAATACATATCATTTGGGTTATTAATCAAATGACCGTATTGCTCCATCAATCCTTGATTTGCTTGCTGACCCTGATTGATATAAGGCTGATAATAAGGATTTACAGCACCTGGAATCTTTTCTAGATACGGCTGTGCTACATCAGCGGGATTTTTACCGCCATGAAATAATTCAGATAACCATGACATTTCAAACTCCTTATGAATGTGTCACATTTTTAAATGATGGCACTCCGGCCACATAGATACAAACCTGTAATTGATTCGTATCTGAGTTATAAATAAGCGTACCAGGTGCGCATGTGAACTGTCCTTGGTCATTTATCGCATTCTGTATAGTAGTAATATTAGCAGTTGTTTGAGAAGGTGGCACCAATCCTTCATCACTTGTTACTGATTGCAGTGACTGAATTAAATTTTGACGGAATTGATATTCGGTCGGAGTTGGATTGCCGTCTTCTTCGGTTATTGGGCTTACTGGTAGGTCTGGTATATTCAAAAATATGCCTCCACAATGCCATCACCAACAACAAACCTTGAAAATCCTACAAATTGCAATCGAGCCGTAAAATCATTTGCCCTACCTAATCTCTGGAAAATAAACCGAGATTTTCTTTGTCCAGTAGGATTCATGTTCAACATAACATTATTGCCAAATTCCTCAGCACCATCACGTGAAACAGCTAAAAAAACTTGCATATTAAATTGAGGACTAAAGTCATTATTATTATCGACGCCTTCACTAACCATCAAATTCAAACCATCCTCTGTCAGCATAAAATCCTCTGTGATTTCAGTAATCATATGGCTTTCTTCAAAGGTTATTTCAGGATTTGGCTGTCCTTGTTCAATTGTAAATCCAAGACTTTTAAATATTGCAGGACGTTGATTGGTAAATCGAATAGGTGAGCAAATTCGAACTCGTGGGATTTCTTCAATTTCATTTTCGTAGTTGTAGCTGGTAAATTGAGTCCCAAAGGCATAAAGATTCGAGTCATTAAAACTAACGAAATAGTACGTATTATTGAAATAAACAATCTTACGCGCAGGGTGATAGTTCATATTCTCATCAGATATTGTAAAAAATGTGTTATTAGTTAAGTCTAGAGCCAAGGTTATATTGTCTGTTTTAAATGTCACTTGGTAAAACAAGTGACCATCAATCTTAACTAAAAATCCGCTACAATCCTCAGGTGCCGTTAAAGTGCTGAATAAGTAGTCAATACCGTCCGTAGAAACCTCTTTAATATCGCCACCAGTTGTGTACATGATAACGGGGCCTGCTTCCTCACTTATACCAATCCAAACAATATAAGTGCCTTGGAAGGCAATAGAAGATGGATTAATGCAGCCATAATCTAAGTTAAATGATGTATTTCTCGAATATGGAAATAATGCCTGCCCTGTAAACGTCCATTGCTCACCAACAGTACGCCCAAAAATAAAAGCCATATTTCCACGACCAGGCATAGGAATAACGGCTTGAAGGGTATCAGGCTTTGTTTGTAGCTGCCCTACGAATGGCGCCGTAGTAGGCCATGTAGTCCCATCATTCTGAGCTGATAGTCTCCATTGAGCCTGGTCAAGCGCAGCGCATAAAAAATAAGTGTTTTGAAAGGTAATGTAACCAGGGGTGAAATTGATTGTTGCAGGAGAAAATGTAAGTGTGTTTTGGTCATAAATGTAGATATTAACTCCATCTGAAAATGCAACCTGCCCAGCATTATTCTCGGCAATGTATACTTCTCCCGTTGTAGTCGCTAATGTCCCAATGCGTGATGGGACTAGATTATGGTCATAACTTACAACCGCATTTCCTGCTACAACTATCATGACGTTGAAAACAGTGCTTACATGGGCGCCACGACCTGTTGCCGCTGGATTATCTGTAATCTCTTGAATGAACTGGAATCCCGCATAATCCACCAGAAAACCGTCCGAAATCATCATGTTCCAGGTTTCAGATTGATTAATTTTTGGGTAGCGACCGTACTTGTTTCCTCCCACAATGTCTAAGGGAATTTCAAATGTACCTTGTGCGCTTTTAGGTGCTAAAGGTTGTACTGGTGATATTTGCTTTCCTTGCATTTGAAATCCTTTTAGAACGGATACCATCCCTGGCTTAAGTTCACATATTGCCAGTCAAAAGTTGTGTTAGTAGTAAAGAACGACCGCTTAGTAATCGACAAATCAGCCGGACTAATCGACTTAAGTTTCTTAACAATCTGTTTCAACTTCGCTTCGCATGTATCAGGAAATGTCTGTCCGTATTCACAACAGACATATTGTGCAAGAGCAAACCGCAAATACTCAATATAAAACAAATCATAAGTAAGCGATAAATCCTGCTGAAGTGTCACATCACTCAAAGCAAACTTACCCCAAATATTTACTAGATAAGCCTGGTTCGGTACAAAGTACAAAAACAGATTCGTACCACCCAAACAGCGTTCATACCGATAACTAAAAGGTAAAGCCTGTAAATTATCCACGCGAGGAGTACTAAAATATTCTTTACGAGTAAGTTCATTCATAGAGAATCGAACTTGCCCAATATTAAATGTAGTAGTATCAGCTTCAGCCAGGTTCGGAATAAAATACATTTCCTGACCCTGAACTGTAGTGATTTGAAAATTGTTATAATAAGGAATCAATTGTAAATCACTGAACTTCACGTCCAGTAACGCATTCAAAAGGTACAGGCCATCATCCATTTGAGAGCCTGAAATTGTTTGTAAATCGCGAGCCAGTACTTGTGAAAGGAAATATGCTCGCGTAATCAATTCACTAGCAGGATAAGCAGCCATATTCCCCTCCTTGGGTTAATGTATTACACAAACCATTGATACCCAGCAACATTCAACGCAGCCGCATCGCCAGCATTACTGACAACGTAGTTAATTTCAGGTTTAGCTGAGGCAATTTGCGCAAGTAAAAATGAATTGCTAGTAACTACGACAGCAGTTACCTGACCTGTAATAATTACCGCATCTCCCGTAGCATTAACTGGCTGCATTTTTAATGTTCTAGATGCCGCACCTGGAGTAAATGCACTAGCAATCCAAATCGGTGTATTGTTTACCAATGGAACCCATTTAGTTAAATCAACTGCCGTATAAGTAGTCGCAGCACCAGCAGTGACCGCAGTAGCCTGAGGAGAATCATAAAAAAATTGTCTTGCTGATGCATTTCCAGCTGTCCAATAGCCTTTTAAGAAATGTGAACTTGAATCAGTTACTACATAACCAATTAAAAGAAATGCGTTATAACCAAACGGCATCAATGGTTGTGTGTAAGATAAAGATATCATTGCACCAGTTGGTTGGAACGAAACAGGATCCCAAACCAAATATACGGGATAAACAGTACTTGCTGCTACAGTTCCAGTATCAAGCCCATTAAGTCCATTAACAGCAGAGTTAACCTTGATTACAGCATTTGAACTCAATTGGTAAGTGCCTGTGGAATCCATACAGCTTCCTGGAGCAATGTCCAGAATACTATTAGGAGTTGTTGCATCATTGCTGAGCCCAAACCCATTAATGTAATACTCCATGTATTGACCATATTGTACATATGTTTGTGTATCGTATGATTCTGCCATGATTAAATCCTTTTAAAATTTGCGCCCTTTCGAGCGCGAGATTGTATTGAATGACTAATGATTACATTGGGAAAACGAGACGCATTGAATCCTCTGCGATTAATGTGGAACCCCATGTACAGTCACGGACGTATGAGCGGTTATCCTTACCGAATTGAACCCCCCAATAATGTCGAAGTGAGGCACCGGATTCTTTATCCTTAAAGTACACGGTTTCGAAGGGTGACTGATTAGGCAATCTAGGCATTGCAAGGTAGAAACTATTACCGGCATCCATCCAGCCTGCTTGGTGAGAAGGTAATCCAGTAAATTGCATACCTGCAACTATTGGATTATTTACGTTTTGGTTTTGGTTTTGAGCCCATACTAAACCAATGGAGTTATTAATAGTTTGAACTTGAATAGTCGCACTACCAGCAACAGTACTCGCATTAGCAATTGCTCTAAATTGTACCGGTAAACGAGTTGGATTATGACCAATGAATGTTAAGAATCTTAAGTTTGGCTGATTCGCTACACCATCATTAAACTGGAATAAATCACCCGCTAAAACAGCATTGGCAGCAGTAGAGCCCGTGGGTTCAGTAGCAACGATTGAAGTAACGTTAACACCCGTTGGGTCATTTACAGAAACCACCGTCCAAACATTGTTAGGAGCAGCAGCATTTTGCACAAAACCTGAAATATGAATGGGTAGTAAGTTAGAAACCCCCCATTTAACATCAAGACCCGCATAAGAACCCAATTCCCAAGCCTTAGCAATGTCATCGTTACGTGCTGGTGCAAATTGATTTAATCCAGTACCAACGATTGCAGGCACTAAATCAACAGGTATGACACCGCGCTTCATATGGGTTGCAGCACCAAATGCGGTAAAGTTCGCCCAAGCTTGCGCTAATTGCTGATAACTATTTATGGGCGTAACACCGTCACCAAAGAACCTGAATGGCCCTGAGTTAATCTGGGCTTGTTGAAATTCTGGGCTATTAGGGTTATTGCCAACAACTCCAGAAACAATATTTTTAAGAATATCAGTTTCAATTCCAGCTCCAATTTCTTTAGCAGCAGCAATACCAAATCTGTCCATATATTGCTCAACATTGAAAATAAATTGCTCATCTGTATAGGCAGCGGACACGTTTTTAGCTTGTGAGCAGATTAAAGATTGCAATCTTTGAACAGATGGCTGTTCGGTAATTACTAGGCCATCATAAGAAATGTAACGAGGTGTACAGTCGAAGGTGATTACATCGCCTAAGTTACCAGGCTTGTCATTAAACTCCTCCAATGACTTATTCGCATTAGATATGCCCCAATATTCATTATCGAGCCACGCTAATTCTGATTTAATATAAAGTTGTACGTTCTGTAAAATATTGACTGGTGTATTTGCCATGATTATTCCTCTCCGTGTGAATAAATTCGGAGTAAATCGTCATGACAATCATTCGAGGAATTATTTAAATTTTCGAGCTAACAAACGCCTTAATTCCTCTTGCGACATATCATGCTGCGATTTCTCCGCATTGCCTGATGTTGTCGAGGATTTAATTTGTGACATCGGATCGCGAGCTTGAGCCTCTTCTGCCTTAGAAGTTTGGTTTGTTTTAATCGAATCACTTAGACTTTTTAATGCTTTTTGTGCTTGATAGGGCTGATTATGCGCCATATTCAAAAGAGTCTCCATTTTGGATGGATTGTCGAGCACTTCTTTCATTATATCGCCGGTATTTTCCATCTGATTAGCCATTGCGATAAATGCATGCATTCTAGGGTCATTATAATTCAGATTATTAAGCTCTTGTTCTAATCCAGGGTATTGTTGCTCAGCTTGCTGCATCTTCGACACAAATGTATTAACCATTTGGTCTTGCTGCAACTTTTGAACATGTTGTTGAAGCGCTAACGGTGCTTTTTCAGCAATCATTCGCTCAATATCAGCCTGGGACATTTGTTGCATCCCGCCCAACCCCACACTTTGTTGTGGTTGCTGAGGAACAGGTTGTGCTTGTTGTTGTTCTGCCGGTACTTGTTGCTGTTGTTGCTGTAATTCCATAAGAGCTTCCCTTTTCCCACGTTCATATGCTTTTGAATCGGCTTTTGCCCGTTCTCGTTTTACTATTTTTTGTACCACATCACTCGTAAACGTTTTTTTAGGCTCTTCCGCTTCATTAGCTTCTGCAACAGGGTCAAGTTCCTGGATTACATCCTCTAAATCTTCTGTCATAAATCCTCTTTATCGACTGATTTTGGCGGTGTCACCGTGAAATTATCATTACGTTACGTGTAAAGTTTCGCCCAGGTTAGCGTTTGGGGACGTTGATTAGTGATATTATACTGCCTGTAACCAATATAGGCAATATGGCTCCGAGACTAGGATTTGAACCTAGGACATAAGCGTTAACAGCGCTCCGTTCTGCCACTGAACTATCTCGGAATAATCTATATATTATACTTATCTAACGCATTGCATACATGCGCATAAAATGGAAATTGACTATATAATTCACCACAAAAATGGCATTTTATTTTTACGCCACCCGTTCCATTTGATGTTCCTGTTGTTTGCCTATTCACACAATCACAAAATGGCATCCATGGAGCCATAGACTTATTACAATTAGGGCAAATCCAGCCTTGTGAACCTATCACTTCATACAATCCTTCTTAACCTTCTTTTTTAACATTTTCATATCTTCTTTTTCATCCATGTGTTTCATTTTCTTTGGCTTTTTTGCTTCTTTTTTCATCCGCTGCTCTTTCATTTTTTGTCCTTATTGGTTTTTATCTTTGCGCATTTTGGCTTTATATTTATCATCTTCGGTTTGTTTGGTTTTCTTTCTTGTTCGCTCTTTAATTGGGTCGTCTTTTCCGGCGGTTAATGGGTCTACAATTGGCATGTTTTTGCGTTTAACAGGTTTACCACCCGACACCTTTTCTTTATTTACTATCTTTTTCTTTGTGCCCATTTTTTCGTAGGTCATTTCTTTTCCTTGTCGACTAGATTGACTAGATATTTATTAATTTCAACTAAGAAATTATGCATTATTTCTTGCTGTTCTTCTAGGATGTGAATGTGACCCCAAAGTTCTTGTTTGTCTTTTCTATATTCTTCTCGATAATTAAACAATAAATTGTGTCTGTCATTCTGTAATGCCATATATTCATCAATATATTTTTTAGAGCATCTAAGTTCAAATTCACATTTTAATTTTTTAAACCATTTTATCATTTCTTTTTTTTCTTCTTTTTTGACATACCTGCCTCAGACATAGCAATTGCTATTGCCTGTCTTTCAGGTCGCCCAGAATGACGCAATTCTGATATATTCTCAGATATTACTTTTTTGCTTTTTCCTTTCTTTAATGGCATTTAACTCTCCTCATAGAATCCCACAAAACGTATAAGATGGAAGCGGCGGTGTCGGTGTTTTTCTTTTATCCGGCACCCTACCCAAAGTAATATTCTTACAAGCCCGAATATCAGGATTACCAAACGTCCAGCATTCGCCAGTTTCTGTGATAAAAACCACCCAATATAAATTATCTTCAATACTATAGTCGATTAGGAAGTGGGCTATCCCTGGGCCTTTCGGAGTATCCAGTGGTAATGGAGGGTTAAGTTGGATTATCATTTTTCACCTTAGATGATAACATTTCTTCCAATTTAGCAATTGCTAACTCAAATTCCTTAACTACCTCTTTCACGGCCGCATCTGCCATCTCTGGAGCCATTCCAATTAATTGTTTTTCGGCCATATGGACTACGGTTTCTATTAGCAATGATAATGCTGACATTTTATTTCTTCCTCATCTTGCCCAATGTTTCAGCCAAAACAGCACGTTTCTTAAGCGTCGGATTCTTACTATGCTCTGCTTTCTTAAGTTTCTTTGCGCTAATCTTTTTTCCTTCAGGCACCCCAAGCTCTTTATGTAACGCACCTTTTTTCATGTGCATTTTTTGTATCCATTTTTCAGCCATGACTAATCCTTAAAAGTGTCCAATGCCATTATGAATAATCCAATCATCTGCCATAATATCCCCCATTGAGGCCAACCAAACACCCACCGAACCATCTTGATATTTCATATCAATATGAGCTCGATAAACAATATTGGTTCCATCTTCAAATATTCCAAGCAAAGGATGTCGATTTACTTTAAATTCTGACCCGTTGACCAAAAAAACAAATTGGTCTTTCCCATTCCATCCACACCTTTTTAACAGTTCACCTTTTTTTATCTCAATTAATGCATCACTAAAATTCACTTCAATGCTCCTTAACCTTTATTTGGTCACGAATATGTTCAATTTCATCCTCAAGCATCGCCCTTACCTTTTTTATTGTAGCATTAGGCATTTGATTCATAATATCAATTACTGATTGCAATGTAGCCAGGTAAACTGCTATTTCTTCTTTTTTCATTATATCCATCTCGTAGGTGGTTTGCCGTAACGCGATTCTAGACTGCGCTTATATAGGTTTTGCATGAGTTTTGTTCGGTCATTATTACTTATGCCATTCGTGATTTTAAACATAGCATCGTGAATAGTATGGCGATTGTGTCCCATAGCTTCTAGGCGCTCTACACCGCCTTTTTCGTCTAGGTCTCTAGGGGTTATCTTGTGTTTTGTCATAATTAAACTCCTTTAATAATTCCTGTAGTGTAGCCATATTCTGCGCATCAACTATAATTTCTACTGTATAAAGTGGGACCATTTCATCGGAACGTTTTGATTTAAAATAGAACCATTTGCTTTTATTTTCCGAGATAGAGCGAATATCTATTCTTAAGAATTCTTCTCCTGTAAATTCAGAACCTATGGTACATAATATCTTGTTAATCTTTTGACTCATTATTTACACTCTTTATCTTATGATGCAACTCAACCGATTTTCTGATTGATTCATGCTCATCCATTTTTTGCTGATGTTTAATAGTTGCCAGCTTAGATGCAGCGTCAAGACTATGACTAATAATCTCAGCCTGAGCCTTCTCGCGTTGCACTGCCGCATTAACCTCTTCTTGTGCTGCTTCGTGTTGTACAAGTATTGCTTCATTTTGCACCTTCTCTTGTTCGAGTGCTAATTCTGCTATCTTAACTTGCCTTTCAAATTGTTGTTGTTCGCCCTTCATTTGAAGCTCATGCCCTTCTAATTGTACCTTTTGTACATCAGCTTGAGCCTTAATATAGCGAGGGTCTTGCTGCATCATTTGTTGTTGCATTTGCTGTGCTTGTTGTTGCTGTTGTTTTTGAACCTGAGACCATTGGGAAGCAGCTTCTTGCAATCTATCTGCACCATAAATTACCAAATTCGATAATAGTATGGGGAGTCCTTGCTCTGAATTCATAAACTCGGCGAATTTTTCGGATGCTTGCATAAGCCCCACGATTTGAGCCATCGCCTTATCTTTTTGCACTTGAAAGTTAACGCCCGCACCAATCTGTACATTAATTGCTCCTTGCTCGTAATTGATTGCTGGTTTACCTGGTGCGTTGATGTCTTGATATACTCGTTCACCTGCTTTGTTTACCACAGGTATCGTTCGACGTCCTAGTAGGTATTTAGGCATTAAATCAACATGAATACGCGCCATTTGCTCAAGTCCTGCAAGGTATCCAACGGTATAGGGCATTCCTGCCGCATTGTCTGCATTGCTTGCTTCAATAATTGCTTTTCCAGAAATGTAATCATGAGCATTTTCAGGATTTGAAGCCCCGGATCCTAATATTGCTTGGATGAATTGCACTGATTGATTGAATGTGCCCATTACCTCAGGAGGTAATGCGGGGTATTGAACTTCACGAATCGGGTTGGGTATAGGTTTATCTGGATTATTTTCACTATAAGCCCTCACGACAATTGTATTTGCGAGTTGCGGCTCGGTAATGGCGTCAATATAGTCTTGTTGTTGTGGTATGGCCTCTTCCATCACAATAAACTTAGAGGCGCTCAGATTATCTACACTATTGGTAATAGCGATACCCATAAAATTCATCATGTCTTGTGCGCCTTTAGCATGATAATAATATGGCTTTGTGAATTGGTATGAGGTATTGGTATGTCCTTTGCATAGGATTTCTGAATTACCATCATAGAATACGTGAGGTAGATAGCAATAATCGGTTTCAGAATATTCGAGAATCTGGTCGCGAATAAATTTATAGTTACAGATTACATCAACTACAGTAGTCCTTTTATTCACTATCGCAGGTATTTGTTCAATAATCTGGTTGTCTTCCCAGAACTTTTGCAGTTTTTCGTACTGCTTTACGGTCATAACTTTACCATCGGAAAGCTTTACTATGCGCTTACGTTTTTTCTTTTTTTCGTAAAAGTCACATACCAAAATAACAATATTGTCGTACATGTCTTTGTATGACCATTGGTATGATTCAATGTATGTACTGTCTGCCTTTAAAGATAACTCAACATTGGGAAATTGTTCTTGGAGTTCATCCGCTAAAACTGGATACATCTCAAAACTATATTGCCCATCTCCTTTGTGCGGAGCGCGAGCCAGCGGGTCAAAACCACACATCGTCGCATCAAAGCACTTTTCCCAGAAGATATCCTGATTGAATGACATGCTGGATTGGTAATCTGTTCGCACCTTTGCAACAGAAAACCCACCACCCAGCATGTCCTTATAAATCTCAGTACTGAATGAGTTCTTATTCGCATCATGTATTTTATGCCGAATATTGCCTTCAACGGTTTCTATCACGTCTGCGTTTACAGGGACACCCTCGCTTGGTGATACGCAAATCTCGGGCTCGTGCATTGAGAATTCGCCTAATTTACGTGCAATGCTTGCAGCTCCTAGGTTAAATTCAAGTTGCGGCCTGTTAAGCGACGTGAGCATGCCTTTTTGTTGCTCATTCAAAGTTTCGCGAAATGTATAGTTTTTAAAGTCACGAAAACGTTGGCAATTGTCTTTGAAATAAATATACGAGGACTCTACAGACTTGCAGAGTTTTTCTAGATTGTCCTGTGGGACTTCCTTGCTTGTCATTGTTTAAAATCCTTTTAAACGGAGACTTTAATTGGTTTATTAATTTAAACTTTTATCATTTTCGTTCGATACTAATTCTAATCTATCTGTTAACGGTTTAATCCATGTATCAATTTGTTGCTCTGTCATTTCTAATGGTAACTTTAGACATAAAGATGCTCTTCCATCAACTATAAAATCAATCATCCAATTTCCACGCGCATAAGGACAATGTTCTTTTTCTCTTCTATAAACATTAATTCCCGAAAGAATTTCGCACATTAAATCTATGTCAAAATCATCAGCAATCGTTTCATTTTCAGAAGGTATTTCGTGCCTTACTCTGCAATTAACTTCTTGGAATGCTATATTCATAATCATCAACTTTTATACAAATTCTGTCGCGCCAGATTTATTTCTCGCGATTTTTTTGTAATTCTAGCAGCAATTTCATTATTTTTCTTGGGATTTATCATAAAACTCTTATCAATTAATGCGATTTTTACTCCGTCGGCGAAAGTATCTGCGATATCATCTCTGCGGTGAGATTCATTTGCTGTGATTTTAGTCATGTGATTTATACATAAATCAATGTGTCTTGCGTCTTTTGTAAAGCTAATAAATTTTGCAGAGGCATAAGGCTGGCATGCAAGGAATCGCGCTGTTTTGCTGCCGGATGACCGGTTTCTTGGCAGGTCACGAATCTGTAGACCACGAAGTTCTTTTAAGGTTGATAGTAAAGTAACACCCGTACTTTTCTTTTCTCCAGCGAACATCAAAGGCGGTATTTTGTGACGCATGCATTCGGTATAGAAGTCAATAAATGTATCTTGTAGGTCTTTAGGTTCAACGTGCACCTCAATGCAATCAAGCCAATGCAATCCGTATTGACCTATCTTTCTTCCCATTGATTCAATTTCATATATACCCCAAAAGCTAAATGCGGTTGCATCGTTATAATCCTTGTCGGTTTCGGCGGTATCACCCGTTATAAATGTTTCAAGTATTTCAGGTTCTTCATCCAGGATAGGAAACCAGTCTTTCTTAAACACTGCTCCACCAGCCGGAGTTGGGTCTTGCTGGTGCTGTGCTGCAAATACGTAAATATCGCGTTCTTGTCTTATGCGTAGCATAGGGAGTGGGAACGCCTCAGGGTAAAGTGCATTGCCGGAATCATCGATTGACTTTAGAATGACTCGATTCCATTCGTGCCCATCTTCACCACGTAAAAGGTAGTCGCATAAATCTGCTTCATGGAGTCTTTGACCAATCAAGATAAACGGTACATTCACTCCCCTGGCTCTTTGCTGGATAGTATCTCTGTAATTTTGGATAACTTTTTCTCGCATCGTATCAGAGAATACTTCGTCGGGCTTATGGGGGTCGTCGAGTATAAGCGCTCCAGAAAATCGATTAAGACCAGGTAATCCAGCATCCCTACCTGTAATAGCCCCGGAAGAACCAAAAGCCCCCACAGCACCGCCTTGAGTCGTTTGAAAAAAGTCCTTCGCTTTCGAGTCCGCGCGTAGCTCGACACCAAATAACTCCTTGTACTCCCGCATCATCATAATGCGCCTGATTGTATCTGTATGTGTTGCTGATAGCGTTTGAGCATAGCTGATATAAAGAAACTTGCTATCGGGATAATTGGCAAAGCACCAGGCCACCCAAAAAGATAAAAGTGTACTCTTGCCGTGACCAGGAGGGATATTAATAATTTCTCGAAGAACTTGCAATTTGAAGCATTTAACGAGCTCACGGCATACTGTTATGATGTGGGATTCTCGGCCCATTGGTTGGCTTATGATAAACTCACGGCCTGTTAATAGAGGGTAGAATGTACGTATGAAAAGGTAGAAACTTGATTGTAGGTCGCTGATTAATTGGGCTTGCTGTTTAATATCCATAATCACCCGGCATTAAAAGAATCAAATACAATTCCAATTTCATCGAGCAATGAATATCCTATCAATTTAGCCTTCAACCGCTCAGCAACGGGCCACCCTGAGTGGCGATAACCATATTCTGTGGTAGTTAAAGTAATTGCCTGTTCTTCATTTTCTGCGCTAACGACAAATCCAATGTAATCGTCATAACCGTAGTCATCTTCTTTAATGCGGGTAACTAGATATAACTTAAATTGGGCTTGTTCACGAGGGGTCATAAATCACTTCCTTGCATACAAAACCTTTTCCGGTGGGAGCAACATATAATGTTCTAAAATTAGATGTAATCATCAATATGGCTTTATTATTCCAATTCGCCATTTCTGTTATTTCTTCACCAGCCTCAAGGGGGATTTCGCATAACAGTTTTATTCTCGAAGCCAATAGCGGGTCAATCATATATCACTTACGTTGGTCTTGCTTATTTCTGCCGCCATTTCACGCACTTTTTCCATGTGATTATCGGAGCCGTTTAACTCAGGGTTTCTCATATCTCCATAGACCTTTGGAGCAAGCTTCGATGCAAGCCACTTTCGTGTATCAATTCTTACTTTTGTGCGCTGGATGTGGTCGCCATTTACACGCCATGCGATACATCCAAGCTCTTTGTCATAATATTCCATCCAGTCATTGGTAGAATCATCGGCTATTTCGAGTATGTCTTCTGTTAAAAATTCGAGCTGTTCGCACTTTGCTTGCGCATATTGGGAACGAAACTCTGGGTATTTTCTGCGCCAAATGTTTATTGTTACCTTGTCGGGGATGTCGTCGTACATGTCGGTGAGTTTTCTTAATCCGCAGTCATGGGTAGCAACGCGCTCGCATATCAATTCAACCACCTCAGGGCAGTATTTGGTGGGACGTCCACCAGGGTGCTTAGGCTTCTTTTCGCTCATTACTCACCTTCTTAGGTCTTCCGCGCCGAACAGAATTAACGGCACGCTCAATTGATTCAACGGGCAATTTACCCTCAAATGGAGCGGCCTGTATTTTAACTTTATCATGATCCAAAACCACCTTAATATGTCCCACGCCCTTGCAATTAGGGCAGTCTTTAATCATAGCGCCTAGTCCAATAATCGTTTTTTTACCTATGCAGCATGGGCATCTTTGTATCATATCTCACCTTTATTTGGTTGTGCCAGCAAGAAAAACGGTCAACTGGAATGTGCGTTAATCAGATGCCGACACATGGTTAATATACAACAAAACATTAATCATGAAAAGTTATCCACAAAATCTGTGGGTAAGTTTGTGAGAAAGATGGCAGAGCTGGAAAAACAAAACGCCAGCCATATTCCTCGTAATAATAAAATAATTTGGGTCAAACTATTGACCTATGAATTATAAAAGGGTAATATACACACATCGACAACAAATGAGGAAATAAAATGAGCACCGAACAAAAGTATACAAAAGAGCAGCTAGACATAGCCCTGTTAAAGCAATCAACCGGCCACTTATCAAAAACATTAGAAAGAATCGAATCAAACCAAAAGTGGTTGCTAGGTGTAGTATCTACCGGATTCCTAGGTTTACTTGGTCTAATAGCTCATGGCTTTAAATGGATTGTGTAAAATGCAAATTAATTACGTTAAGTTACAAGAAATACTCTACAAAACAATAGGAACAACACAATCAGGGTTTGATGTATACAAACAAGAATATGGAATTTATAACTACATGGGTCGCTCTCAATGCGACAGCCCAAGAATGGCGGTAAATGATGTAGTTGCTCGAAAGTTCAGACGGTATTATTAATCAATCAGGGGGTAAAAATGCAAACAGTATTAAATAACAAGGAAGATAATATGAGTAACATAACGGATATAACAATGTACGATTTAATGGCAGAAGACTTAACAATCTGGGTACAAAAAAACAAACAATTCGGATTTGATTTGTCAATTGAAGGAGATGACCCAAGTGAGCGAATAGAAATTAGCGGGGTGCATTCAGGAGCAATGGAGAGTTTCTCGGACTTTTGCCGAAGATTTTTGCACTTTTATGATAAAGCGAAGGAGATTTGATTATGGGGCGTGAGAAATACAGCTACTACGAATACAAAATACAGCGTAGAGTAGTAAAAAAAGAGGGATATGACTACAAAATATACGGTGCAGCATGCTACCCCTACGACGATGGAATAATTGAATCAGACGAGTATTATGATACCGAAAAACAAGCACGTGATGCAGTAATTAAACACATAGACTTATTAGAATCAGGCGGCGAATAATGAAAATTACAATAGAAGACCATGAATATATTACAAAATTTACGCAAGAATTAATCGACACAAAAGAACATCTTGAGAGCGAAGAATCAATCAAAGCTTTTGTTTGGAGTGTTTTTAATATGGGAAGGATATCAATGTACCACGACCAAGCAAATGAAAAGGTGAATAGTGTAAGCATACCCACGTAATCGCAACGTAAAATTAATGAAAACTAGAGGTAACCGAGGCCACTCGACGACCTCTAGTATTTCAAACTATCCGACCATAAATACCCGCCAGGTGCATGGACTAAACCCCGCGAGCAAACGGAATATACCGTACAATAATACCGCATGCAATATTGTATGGCAGTATCCTGTGTCCTGCAATTAAACGCAAGTTTGTACATTCCTCGCAACATTCCCCTTAGGCGATACGCCAGGATCAAACTGGACTTTCTCCTCAGGCTTTAGCGTCTTATAACCATCCTTCTTTATTTCCTTAAAGTGCACAAAGTAATCTTTTCCTTCAGATTGTATAAAGCCGAAACCTTTTCCATCACTAAACCACTTAACTATTCCATCTTTCATCTTAAATCCTTATATAAAATCAAATTCTACAGGCCAAATCTAATCACAGTGCGGATATCTAATTTTTTTTATCCTACCCTATTACCTATCTTTTATCTCTTCTCAAAACGCAAATTTGGCGGTTTATTGTCTATTATAATCCGGCATATCATTAGCAATCCAAACTTTGACATGACAGACTAGAGATTCTAGCGGTAAATCTCCGTTTAGCATATCCGTTTTGTCTTCACGGCTTAACAACTTCGTACTGATCAGTTCCGCTCGCACACAGAGCATTTTTGCTATCTGCGTCAACAAATTTTTGCAGTGCTCTACCGATAGCGGTGCTTGTGGGTATTCGTCCATGTTCTGGTAATCCTAATAACTTTCGTATCACGGGCATGTTTTCTTGTATTCCCTTTAAATGCGCGTATTGGGGAAGTATTCCTGATTTTGGCGGATAATCCTTATCCATTATTCATTTTCCTTATTGTGAATTTCTTTTTCTCATATTCATTTCACGCTCAAGTCTATAGCGCTCGTTTCTTTCTTCTACAGTTTCAGGTTTTATACGTGTTGGTGGAGTAGAGCTATTGGGATTGGTATTGAATCCATAGGGCGTTTTCCACTTACCGTTTCTTATCGCTTTCAGAGCAATGTTAATTTTTTTAATAACGGTATCAAAATCCTTCTCTTCACCAATGTAAAACATAATCTCTTTAATCACTTCGTCAGATAACTGAAGGCTCCTATTTTTTATAATCGAATCGAGGTGAAAACGAATAGAAACAGAATTAGAAAAAACAGAAACAGAAGGGGTTTCCTTATTTGTTTTTTTTCTCTTTATTTCTTTTGTTTTTGTTGTTTCTTTTATTAGTGCGGGTTTCCCAGATTCTTGGAAACCCAGAATCTGGGTTTTCCGGTTTCTGGTAAATTGTCCAGAATTCGGGTTTTCCGGTTTCTGGATATATGGTACAGATTGTATATTTATTTTCCTCTTTAAAATGGTGTTCCAACCTATGGATTGACCTTTTTCATTTCGATTCATTATTACTTCAATTGCACCTATATCTTTCAAATATTTAAAGCATGTATTCATGTGTTCTTTTCCGCAGCCGAAATGGTCTTGAAGCTGATTTTTGCAAATATCCCAATCAGGAGGCATTGACGCCAAATAAATATATAAACCTAAAGCGCCGGTATGTTTTATATTTTGAATCGTTTCATTAAGCGCAGTGGTAAATCCACCATCCTCATGAACCAATGTATTTTTATTGTTTTTTTCAATACTCATGGGTGTGTCATCCTTTTAGGTGTAATTTTTTTAAATGAAGAAATGCCAAATTTTCCAGGATTTATTGAAATAAATTTTTGATATGCATTACGACCGTCTGGGCTTTTGGCGAATTTTATAATTTCAGAATAGAAAGAGGGGTTTATATGTGCGCCTTTTCTGACGCCTTCTTGATATAAATATCGAATAAAATCCGAACATTCATAATAAGTATTGTCATTATGATCTGACATGGTATAATTCCTTTGTTAGTTGTGCACCCTCGGAAAGTGCGTGTTATGGATGTCCTCTACTTGCTTGTAACAGGTAGAGATTAGGGCCGGATGCCCAGTTTTTCATATTCTACTCTCATTTATAAACCTCACCTATCTCAATCTTGCAAATATGACATGTTCTTTTTAATATAATCATACTCATCGTCGGTGTGCTTAATATTTAAAACCTCACTCAACCACTTCTCAACAATATGAATTTCAGCCATATTGAAAAAAAACGGATTAGGATTTTGGGGATCGCGATCATAAATAGAATTCGCTAGTTTCTCCAATAATTCCGTTGATTTTTGATATAAATCAATGCACATACATTACTCCTTTACTTTCATACTATCCTTGGTTAAGCTTAACATGCTTCATAAGTTTAACATGCCTTGTAAGCCCTAATTTTAGAGTTAGTTTAGGGCTTTTTAATTTAGTGTTTAATATTTTCTTTGCTTGATTCGACCTCTTGATGCGCCTTCCATCCCGAATAAATCATATCGGAAATTAAATCGATTGATAATTTAATTGCTTCTTCGTGATACCCCTTAGGGCCGCAACTTATAACTGGGACTAAACAATTAATCGATATATTGGATATAATTCGTAACGTCATATCCATATAATCTGAGGATGTTAATTTTTTACCTAAAGCGTAAATTTTAAATTCAGTTATAATGTAATCGATTATTTTAACCATAAACCGTTG